TTCGTCCATCTGGCCGCTTTTGCTGCCGAGGGCAACGATAGCCTCGGCCGACAAATTGATTTTTTCCATTTGTTCTTGATTGTTGGTTTGGTATTCTGCATCGACCGCAGCGACAAGCTGCATGGGGTCTAAATTCATGAACTCGTTACGGGCCGAGGAGGTGATCTCGTCGCACAGCCCCGCATCGAGCGCCTCCGCTGCCGAGAACCACGTCTCCTCGCGCATCAGCTTCGCCATTGTCGCCTCGTCCTTGCCCCGGCGGACGAGGACCTGCCGCAGCATGTCGGTAAGCCGCGCCAGTGCCTTCTTCTGCTTGGGGCTCGTCGCCTTTCCGCTCTCCCCCGTGAAATAGGGGTCGTGGATCATCATTTTAGCGAAGTCCATCATGCACACGCGGTCCGCAGCCACGGCGACAACGGCGGCCATCGACGCCGCGATGCCGTCGATATGTACGCAGACGGGGGTGTTCATGGAGAGGATGGCCGAAACGATGCTCATGCCCTGGAAGACGTTGCCGCCCGGAGAGTTCATCCGGATATGAATCATATCGAAGTCGCCCCGGTCGAGCGACGCGAGCTCCTGGGCGAAATAGTCGCCGTCCACCCGCGGGCCGATTGCGCCATAAAGCCGCATTACGGCTTCCCGCGGTGTTTCGTTTACGGAATCTATGTACGTTTTTTCCATCGCCGTCAAAAAGCAGCGGCTTAGCCAAGGTAGCAATCACCGCTGCGCGATCTTATCGCTCAGAGCCGACCGTTGCTACTCGGCCCCGGCTCTGTCTGTCCGTCCATAATAAGACTTTGTAGCGGAAGGGGGATTCGAACCCCCGACCTTCAGATAATGAGTCTGACGAGCTGGCCTCTGCTCCATTCCGCGATTCATGGTGCAAATATCGCCCGGGTAAACTCGCGTAACAAATAGAGTGTAAATAATTTACACTCTATTTTTATTCGGCGGGCGAATGCCCCAATTTTGCACCGTACAAACCGCCCGGAAGGGCTGAATAGAATCGCTGTGAATGGCTAAAACGACCAAAAAGCCGAGGACGAAGCGAGAGCTCGACGTTCTCCGGGATTATGCGTGCCGTCTGTTTCTGAGCGGCGAAACGCAGCGGGTAATCGCCGCGAAAACCGGACTGACGGAGGCCACCGTCAGCAGGTGGGCCAGGGAGGAGAACTGGGACGCCCGGCGCCGGGAGCAGAACTCCTCGTCGGCCGCTCTGGTCAATTCACTGATGTTGGCAGCGAAGAAGATTTCCGAGCTGATCATCACCAAGCTGAACAAGGGCGAAACGGACGACATCGACGGCATTACCAAACTGTCGGACAACATCGCCAAGGTCATGGCCTCGGCAAAGCGCATCGCAAAGGGCATCACCAAGGACGAGATCATCGACGTAATCATCGATTTGGAGCAATGGATGATGCAGCGGGCCGAGACCGACGAGGAGCTGACGCCCGAACTGCTCACGACCATAAACAGCCTGCACAAGAAGTATATCGAATACATTTCCGCACAGGAGGCGTAACGAATGGCATCCGTCAGCAGAAAATACAAGGAGGCGCAGGAACGCTGGATTCAGCATTGCCACGACATCGAACGATCAACGGCCAAGATTCCGAAGGGAACGGAGCAGGAGCGAAAGGACCGCATCGCCCGTGCGCGAAAGGATTACAGGTATTTTGTCCGCACCTATTTTCCCCACCTTGCGACGACCGAGTGCGCGGACTTCCAGGTCGATGCCGCGATTTACATGCGGGACCATGAAAACGCCCGCGGCCTGTTCGAGTGGGCGCGCGGGCACGCCAAGTCCACGCATATTTCGCTCTTGCAGCCGCTCTGGCTGAAGATCCAGCCCAACGCGCAACCGTTGATCATGATTCTGGTGTCGAAAAGCCAGGAAGCCGCCCGGCGCCTGCTGGGCGACTTGCAGGCGGAGCTGGAGTCCAACGACCTCTATAACGCAGATTTCGGCAATCAACGGGGAGCGGGAATATGGACGAACGGCGAGTTCACGACGGCCACAGGCGATCTGTTCATCGCGCTGGGACGCGGACAGTCGCCGCGAGGCATCAAGAAGCGCGGGCTGCGGCCCAATTATATCGCGGTGGATGACATCGACGACGACGAGCTGGTGCGCAATCCCCGGCGCGTGGGCGAAGCGGTGGACTGGCTGATGACGGCCCTGCTCGGAACGATGGCGATGGGTCGCGGACGCCTGGCCGTCGTAGGCAACCGGATCGGCCGCACGTCGGTCATCGGCACCCTGGCGGATAATCCGCATTTCCACCATACCGTCGTCAATGCGCTCGACAGAAAGGGCCTTCCGTCCTGGCCGCAGAACTACACGCTGCGGGAGATCGCCGAAATGCGCGGCATCATGGGCGAGCGGCGTTTCCAGCGCGAATACATGAACAACCCCGTCAATGCGGGAACCGTTTTCGAGGAGAAGCACGTCCGCTTCGGAAAGATGCTGCGCATGCGGGAATACCGCGCAATCGTCTGCTACACCGACCCTTCGTTCAAGGCGTCGGCGACGGCCGACTTCAAGGCGACGATGCTCGTCGGCATCACGCCCCAGGGCAAATACCACGTGCTGAAAGCCTATGCCGACCAGACGAAGGTCTCGACGATGGTCGAATGGCACTACGACGCCCACGATTACGTCGGGGACAACCCGGTGCGGTACGAAATGGAGGCGGGATTCATGCAGGACCTGCTCCTCGACGAGTTCCGCAAGTACGGCGAGAAGGTCGGCTACCAGATACCCATCGTCGGAGACACGCGCAAGAAGCCGGACAAATTCGCACGCATCGAAGCCTTGCAGCCCCTGTTCGAGCGCGGGGACATCATCTTCAACGAGCTGGAGCGAGATTCGCAGGGAATGCGGGTCCTCGTCGAGCAGCTCCTCTGCTTCGAGAAAGGCAGCAAAATTCACGACGACGCCCCGGATGCGCTGGAGGGGGCGATATGGAAACTGAGCAACTCCGTGCGTAAGACCAACAACCGCTATGCGGTGGGCCATCGGGCCAGCCGTAGGTGGTAAAATCAATAGGACAATGTATCTGACACCGGAAGAACTGAAAAGCCACATGTACGCCCATATCGTCGAGGAGATCACCGAGGGCGACGAGCAGATCGTGCTGCAAGCCATCGAAAAAAATCAAGATGACGCTCCAGACGCCCTGGAAGGGGCAATATGGATATTGAGCCACGCGGCTCGTCAAACCAACAACCGCTATGCGGTGGGCCATCGGGCCAGCCGCAGGTGGTAAAATCAATAGGACAATGTATCTGACACCGGAAGAACTGAAAAGCCACATGTATGCCCATATCGTCGAGGAGATCACCGAGGGCGACGAGCAGATCGTACTGCAAGCCATCGAAGCCGCCGTCGAGGAGGTGCGCTCCTATCTGCGGCCGCGTTACGACACGGACCGGATTTTCGCGGCGGAGGGTTCCGAGCGCAATGCGCTCGTTCTGGAAAACACCAAGATCGTCACCGTGTGGAACCTTATCAAACTGTCGAACGTCGAAACCATATATGAGATATGGAAGGAGCGCTATGACCGTGTCATCAAATACCTGGAGGGCGTGGCCGCGGGGACGCGCACCCCGAGTCTGCCGTTGCTGACCGACGAGAAAGGCGAAGTCCGGATCAAGATGCGCTGCGGCTCCAACTCTAAATTCAGACACTCGTTCTAATGAAAAAGATCGGATATAAAACAAAGGCGGCAGCCGCTGCGGAGGCAGCCGCCAAGATGGAAAGAAAGCCCGCTCGCCGGAACGATGCGCGGATCATTCGCCGCGTCATCAGGCGGCAGGAATCCGTGACCCGCAAGGACATCGCCGACTGGAAGCGTGCCCGCCTGCAGGCGACGAGTACCTATGAACCGAAGCAGGTGTTGCTGCAACGGCTTTTCTCGGAGGTGATCGACGATGCGCTGATGACCTCGCAGGTGTCGGTTCTCCGCATCGGCAAAAGCCAGGGCGCGGAGTTCGAACTGAAGATGAACGGCCGCAAGGACGAGGCCGAGACGCAGAAGTTCAAGGATTCGGGCCTGTACGAGGACCTCGTCGAACTGATCGTCGAAGCGCAGTTTTTCAACCACTCGCTCATCGAGTTCGACTATGATCCGGCCGGAACGGTCGTGGCCGACCTCGTGCCGCGTGAGAACGTGTCGCCCGAAGTCGGGAAATTCTACCCCGACGCCGAAGGTTCGGAGACGGTGGATTATCGACTTCTGCCGGAGTTCGGCCGCTGGCTCGTCGAGATCTACCCGCGCAAATGCGACCTCGGGCTGCTCAACAAGGCCGTGCCGTATGTGTTGATCAAGAAGTTCGCCCTCTCCTGCTGGAGTGAGCTGTGCGAGATATTCGGCATACCTCCGCGCGTCATGAAGACGAACACCACTGACGACGAAATGCTGGAGCGGGCCGAAACGATGATGCGCGAGATCGGATCGGCGGCCTATTTCATCATCGACACGACGGAGGATTTCGAGTTCGCACAAGGTGTAGCCACGAACGGCGATGTCTATAAAAATCTCATTTCGACCTGCGACCAGCAGCTCTCGCTGCTCAACCTGGCGGCCGTGCTCGGTCAGGACACCGAGAACGGCAACCGTTCGAAGGAGGAGAGTAGCACCAAGCTCATGGAGGCCGTCGTGAAGGCCGACAAACGGCTGATCGAGTCCTCCTTCAACCGGAAGATTCTCCCGGCATTGGCCGCCATCGGCTTCCTCAAACCGGGCCTGCGGCTGGAGATCACCAAGGAGGTGGACCTGGAGAAACTCTGGAAGATGACTTACGAGGCGTCCCAGAATTACGACGTCGATCCGGAGTGGATTCGGGACACGTTCGGAATCGCCGTGATCGGCAAGAAGCAGCAGGGGCTCCTTCCGCCCGGCGGCGACGGGGAGCGGCAGGATGGGGAAGGTACGGAAGACGGTGCGGACGGACACGCTTTTTTCGCGGAGGCCCCGCAGGACGGGGCATCCGATGGAGAATCCCTCACGCCGCGGGACGAGGCGCTCGTCGGGCGCGTGGCGGCCGGGAAGTCTGACTACTGGGACGCCGAACTGTTCGAATACATCGCCTCCGACCTTTTGAAGGCCGTTCGAACCGTATTCGCACACACCTCGGGAACGGTCGAGGCGGCCGTCGAATACGACGTGCCGGACGACGTATATACGGCGGCCCTC